TATAAAAAATCCTATTTACTAACTTTACCTAGCAGCTTCAATACTGGAGTAGAAATAAGGGTTGTAAGAACAACAGACAACTCAGGAGATGCCAAGCTCCAAAATTCAACTTGGTTTGATAGTTATGTTGTTATAACTTACACCAATAATACTTATCCTAATTCTGCTTTAGTTGCTCTTCGTGTTAATGCAGAACAATTTAGCAGTATTCCTCAGAGATCTTATATTGTCCGAGGAATTAAAACAAAAATACCTAATAATTGTACTGTTGACAGCGCAACTGGACGTTTGATTTATGACGGTACTGCTTGGAATGGTACGTTTTCAGAAGCTACTTGGAATAGTTGTCCTGCCTTTGCACTTTACGATTTATTGACATCTGGTCGTTACGGTCTTGGAGATCATATTAGTGAAAGTCAACTTAGTAAATTTGATTTTTATGCTGCTTCAAAATATGCAAATGAATTAGTTTCAGATGGATTTGGAGGTTCAGGACAAGAAGCTAGATTTTCATGCAATGTTTGTATAAGAAACAGATCTGAAGCTTTTAATTTAATCAACTCAATGACTTCTGTTTTCAGAGCAATGAGTTACTGGAGCGCAGGGAGTTTGGCTCTTTCTCAGGATAAGCCAGTTGCTTCTAGTTCTTGTTTATTTACTCTTGCAAACGTAACTCCAGAAGGCTTTGTTTATCAAGGCAGTAGTCAAAAGACAAGATCAACAACGGTTGTAGTGAAATACTTTGATATGAACCTTAGAAATTATGCGTATGAAGAAGTTGTAGATACTGTGGCAGAAAACAAGTACGGGAAAATCGTTAAGAACGTAGAAGCTTTTGCTTGTACCAGCAGGGGTCAAGCGCATCGGGTCGGGAAATGGATGCTCTACTCGGAAGCTCAAGAGACTGAAACCGTCACGTTTGCAACCAGTATTGATTCAGGAGTTATTTGTAGGCCAGGTCAAGTTATAGATATTGCTGATCCTGTTAAAAGTGGCTTTAGAAGAGGAGGAAGGATTAAAGCTGCAACAGTTTCTGATATTACGGTAGATGGAACAAATGGAGTAGATACTGATCTTCCTCAAGGCAGTTCAGTTGGTTATACAAGAACACTGCATATTGTTCGATCTAATGGAGCAGTTGAGTCCAGACCAGTTAGTAATATTAGTGGTTCAATTATTACTGTTGAAACTGATTTTACAGATGCACCTAATGTTAATGGACTTTGGATATTAGAAACCACAGGAGGAACATCAGCTCAGAACATAGAAACGACCCAATGGAGAGTGATTTCTGTTACGGAAGAAGATGGCAATGTTTACGCTATTAATGCTCTTTCTTATAACAGTTCAAAATATGCAAATGTTGAATCAGGGATTGCTTTAACGGTAAGAGATTTTAGTAACTTAAATGAGATTCCTGCTGCACCTGTCAACCTAAGAATATTCCAACAGCTATATATAAAAGGAAATGAAATCAAAGCTAAAATTGTATTCTCTTGGGATGCTGTTTTAGGTGTTAATGAATATGAGGTAAGAACCAGAAAAGATAATGGAACGTGGAAAGTACATAGACAGCAAGGGCCAGATGATGAAATTTTAGATATTACTTCTGGTACATACGAAGTAAAAATATTCAGTTTAAATGCAGCAGGAATACCATCTACAACTGCTTTAACTGGAAGTGTTAACGCTGCTGGTAAAACACGAGTTCCAAGCGATGTTACTAACTTTGCCTATACATTAGATTCAAGACTTGGATTTATTCTTCATTGGGATAAGTTAGTTGCTAACTATCCTTTCTTTGATGATTTAGATGTTGTTGGATATGAAATAAGGACAACAGATGCTGAATGGGGATTAGATAATAACGATTATTATAATTTTGTTTCTCCTGTTGCAAGTGAGAATTTAATAGCAAGAGTTACAGCTAATAGTTATAAGCTTGGTTACACTCCTCCAGGTTCACGATCTTATTATGTCAAAGCTTATGACAGTGAAGATAGGTATAGCTTAAATGCTGCTTCTGTTTCAATAGCGATTCTTGCTCCTATAACTCCTACTGCTTTTGCAACAATTGAAGGAAATAATGTTGTTATTAGTTGGTCAAAAGTTTCTACAACAGCAAGATACGCTATTGATTATTATCAAGTTTCTAAAAGTCCTACATTTGCAACAGTCCTTGAAGAATTAGATACGACTGTTTATACAAGAGAAGTTGACTGGACTGGAGCGCAAACTTTTTATGTAAGATCTGTTGATATAGCAGGGAATGTTAGCGTAGCAAATAGTGTAACGCTCCAAAATACGAAAGCATCTAATTATGTTTTAACTGCAAATTATGACAGTGGAACATCTGCTGAACTTAATTGGAGTGAAAGACATGGTGGTACTCCGACTGTTGCTTACCAGGTAGCTCATAGTCCGCTTTCTGTTACTTCTTTTGGAGATGCAATTGGCAATAAACAAATACAAGGAACAACTTTTTCGTTTGTAGTGACTTGGAATACAGCTAGAAGATTTTGGATTCGATCAATTGATGCTCAAGGGAATACAGGCAATGAAGAATACTATGACCTTTCATTCACAATGCCAAATGCGGTTGCAAGTCTTGATGCTACTTTCAAAGGGAAGACAGGAAACGCTCTTCTTAAAAGTGAATTAGAACTGACTTGGGATTCAACAGGTGTAAAAGGTAGTTTAAATATTGAAGAATACGAAATTAGAAGGGGAACTACTTTTAGTAGTGCAACTGTTATTTCAACAATAAAAAGTTTATCTGCGACAACACAGGTTGATTGGAATGGGACTCAATATTTTTGGGTTGTAGCAAAAGATATTAATGGAAATTATGGAACAGAAAGATCTATAGATGCAACTGTTACTCCTCCTGCTGCTGTTGGATCGTTTTCTCAAGAAGTTATTGATAACAACGTGTTGCTTAACTGGTCTGCTGCTGAATCTATCCTTCCTATTCTTTATTACAACATCAAGAAAGGATCTAGCTACGCAAGTGGAAGCACCATTGGAACAAAACAAGGACTATTTACAACTGTATTTGAGACTATTTCTGGGACGTTCACTTATTGGATTGCTGCAATTGATTCAGCCAATAACGTAGGTACTCCTGAACAAGTTAGCGCAACGGTTAACCAACCTCCTGATTATATTTTAAGAAAAAATATTAATAGTACTTTTGTTAGTCAACCATCAATCCCTACGACAGTAACAAGTTCAAATGCTTTTGCCGATCAGGGAGTTTTATTCGTTAACGTAGATACGTCAAGGACATATCAAGAACATTTTGTTGGTACTGGATCAGTTAGTTCTCCTCAATATCCAAATTGGAACTCTTATGGAGCAGATAAACTTTATGGATTACCTTCTGCAACTTCTGGTTTCTATCAAGAGATTCTTGATTATGGAACAACATTGGCAGGAACGAAAATAGTTTCAACTCTTACAGCAACGCAAATTGCTGATGGTTCAACTTCTATTACTCCGAAAATCTCTATCAGCTCAAATAATTCAAGTTATACAGATTATGCAGGTACAACTACAACAAGTTCTAATAGTTCTCATAGCGCATTTGGAACAAGTTTTAGATATGTCAAGTTTCGTTATGACTTTGCAAGCGCAGGAAATGATGACCTGTTGAAAATAACTGCTTTTAATATGAGATTAGAAACTAAACAAAAAACAGATTCAGGTAGTGGAACGGCATCTGCAAGCGATAGTGGTGGAACAACAGTCAATTTCAGCTCTTCAGTAGGAGGAGGAACATATTTTGTTGATGTGGTTTCGATTACAGTGACTCCTAAGAAAATATCTGGAAGTAATGATCCTGTAATTGCAATTTATGATTTCACGGATACTCCTAACCCTACATCGTTTAAAGTGTTGTTATACGATAAGGATGGGAGTAGAGTCAGTGGGGATTTCAGTTGGACGGCAAGAGGTAACTAATGGCTAACTGGAGCAATCCTCAACTCACAAGTACATATACAAATTTCTTAGCAGAGGTAAAAGCTAGGGATGACGATGTTGCTGTTCAATTTTCTACAGGAACGATTACTAATGCTCCTAACGGTGCAATTAAATGGGATAGCAGTGCAAATATATGGAAGAAATATGATGCCAGTGGAAATACCTGGGGTGATTTAACTACTACTTATTCTTTCCCAGCATTAACAACAACTGGGACGGCTGGGTTCGGTGGAAATATAACAATCACTGGAACGGTAGATGCTTCTAGCACCGTTTCTGGAGCAGCCTTTATTCCTGATGGAAGCACCGTTCCTTCTAACGGCGTGTATTTACCTGTTTCTAACAGGCTTGGATTTGCTACGGGTGGTTCGCATCGAGCAGCTTTAAATGACACAGGATTAAAACTTGGTTCAGGTACAGCTTCTTGCAAACTAGATGTTGATGGTGGAATTAAAGTTGCAGGTGGAGTAACTGCTGGATCTCATGGTTATGGATTTGGTAGCAATGACACAGATGGAGGTATGTATTCTCCAGCAGATGATCAATTAACTTTTAAAACGAATAATGCAAGAAGAGTAACTATTAAGGGTAATAAAGTTGGAATTAATATTGATAATCCTTTAACTCATTTACATTTAAAAAATAACGATACTACTAATGAAACTACTTTTAGAATAGAAAATGATGAAGGTTCTTTTAATTTAAAAGCTGACGGAGATAGAGCTTATTACTTTGCTGATGAACATACGTTTAGTAGTCAAGTAGCGACACAAGGTAATATCACTCCATCTGGGGATGATAGTACCAGTATCAATACGACTGGTCGTTGGGCAACATTAAATGGAACAGGATTAGGAATTAATGTTATACCTACTTCTTACAAGTTTGATGTCACAGGTAACGCTAGGGTTACAGGAAATTTAACTGTCACTGGAACGCTTTCAGGACAGATTTCAGGTTCAGCTACAAACTGTCTAAACGTAGATATTGCTTCTGATAGTTCAGGTAATGCTGAACATTATGTTAATTTTACTGATTCTCAAACTGGTAATCAAAGGATTAAGAGTGATGGAGATTTTAAATACAATCCTTCTACAAATACTCTGACAGTTGGAAACTTAAATGTTTCAGGTAGTGGTGGTGGAATTATTCCTGTTGGTGGAATTATTATTTGGAGTGGAGCTGCAAATTTAATTGGTTCAACCTCTTCAGGAGGAACAGGCAGTGGGTGGGCGTTATGTAATGGATCGAATGGAACGCCTAACTTAGTTAATAGATTCGTTATTGGTGCAACTAACAGTACTGGAGATAGCACCTATCCAAATCTTTCTCCTAACTGTACTCCTGGTGGTAGTGCGCAAGCAGTGGTTGTTACGCACACGCATGATATTTCCTCAGATGGGGCGCATGGTCATGGTGTAAACGATCCAGGTCACCTTCACTCTTATACACACTGGAGCAATACTGCATCCAAAGGTGGTGATGCTACAAATAGGAGTGCGCCTATTACCTCTTCAGCGCAGAACACAGCAGGAAATTACACAGGTATTTCAATTGTTAGTGGTGGTGGTCATAATCACAATGGAGCAGTACAAGCTCCATCAGGTGCTACTGCGGCAAGCAACACAGCAAATCTTCCTCCTTGGTATGCTCTTTGTTACATAATGAGAATTGCTTGAATTATCAAACTTCTATTCGAGATGACGCTAGTACAGATAGTTTTGAGGCTGACATAACTTTTACTTTGTGTAAAAAAGTTGAGTGTAAGAATGATAAATTAAAGAATATTTATGTTAACAAATTAAATCAATTAAAGAAGGCAAATTTTAATCAAATAAAGATTCCAGAGTTTACATACTCTGTTGATAATACTACTGTTTCATGTTTAATTGATTTTATAAAAGGTACTTATGTTTATACTCCAGCTCAAAGAGAATTGATTTATAGAGATGTTGTATGCAATGAATCAGATTGGACTTTTAGTGATTATCGTGATGCAAATTTTATTGTTCAAGAAGGAACAGGAGATATATTTTCTGTAGATTTTCAATCATATCGTTTCTATCCAAACAAGGAAAAAAGAAAAGTTTCATGGTTTAACCATATTGAGTCTCTTCGTTGGTTAAAACAAAACTTGTAATGATGTATTTATTTCCTTTGATAGGAGACAAGCCTCTATGAGGAAAGTTCCAGGTGGCAGGAAAAAGAATTAATTTACCTGCACTTGGAACGATCTTATGTCCAAAAGCAAATTCAGTTTCACCTCCTTCTTCTACTGCGTTTAAATACCAGATACAAGCTACAGTTCTTGTCCATCCATTTTGATAAGTTTGACAATCAACATGCCAGTTATAATAATCATCAGGTCTATATCTTTTGACGTTATAACCACTGTCTTGAATCTTGCTTGACCACAATGGTTGTCCTGTTATTTCTGTTGTTTGTTTTGAATATTTTTCAAGATTTTCAGCTAATGATTGATAAAGAGTTTGGTCAATACCTTCCCATTCGTCTAAATCGCTAATTAAAAGATCCATTGATTTCTTTAACTCAGGCATTACTTCTCCTGAAGTTGTTATCCCTGGAGCTTTTCTATCGTCATGCCTAAATCGTTGAATAATCTCTTCACAAATCTCAGTTGTTAAAGCATGATTATTTTCGTATATAAGATCGCTGAAACTTTGAAGCATATAATAGTTATAGTGGGTTTATCTTAAGTCAGTTTTACGAGGAAGGTAAGTGGCAAACCGCAAAATTACGTCATTAGTAGCATTAGCGGCTCCTGCTATTGATGACGTTCTTCCGATTATTGATATTAGCGAAACAGGTAATGACTTAAAAAACAAGAAAATAACGTATGGGGAACTGTTTAAAAGTTTGCCTGATGGATCGAATACCGCACCAGCAATAGCTTTTAATAGTTCAACATCAACAGGTCTATATCGTAGTGCTGCCAATGAGTTATCCATAGCAACCAATGGTGGTCAAGCCATCAAGATAGAAGCAGATAATAAAACCACAATTTATGGAGATCTGGTAGTTACTGGATCTCAAACTACAGTTTCATCTACAACGATTACTGTTGCTGATAAAAACATTGAACTAGCGACAGGAAATAGTTCTGATGCTGGGGCCGATGGAGGTGGTTTAACTCTTAAAGGTGCAACTGATAAGACTTGGAATTGGATTGACAGTACTGATGCTTGGACTGCTAATCAGCATGTTGATGTTGCAAGTGGAAAGGTTTATAAGATTGCTGGAGCAACAGTTTTAAATGCAACAACACTAGGATCTGCTGTTGTTAATAGTTCTCTTACTTCTGTTGGGACGCTGGGATCATTAACAGTAACTAATGCTGTTACCGCAGGAAGTTTAGATATTTCTGGTGGGGCTGATATAGATGGGACGTTAGAGGCTGATGCTTACACAGTTAATGGCATAGCATTAAATGAGTACATCGCTGACACTGTTGGAGCGATGGTTTCGAGTAATACAGAGACTAACATTACTGTTACTTATCAAGACGCAGATAATACTCTTGATTTTGTCATTGGCACGTTAAACCAAGACACGACTGGTAACGCTGCTACTGCAACTGCTCTTGAAACTGCAAGGACTATAGGAGGTGTCTCATTCAACGGTACTGCGAACATCAATCTTCCTGGTGTCAATCAAACGGGGAATCAGAACACTACAGGCAGTGCGGCAACATTAACCACAGCGAGAACGATAGGTGGTGTTTCTTTCGATGGAAGTGCAAATATCGACCTGCCAGGGGTCAATGCGGCTGGAAATCAGAATACTTCAGGAACTGCTGCTGGGTTAAGCGGAACACCCAATATCACAGTCGCTGATGTTATAGCAGCATCTTTAGACATCTCTGGTAATGCAGATATTGATGGAACTCTTGAAGCTGATGCGATCACTGTCAATGGTATTGCGTTAAACGAATTTATCGCAGATACAGTTGGCGACATGGTTACCAGTAATACGGAGACTAATATTGTTGTTACTTATGACGATGCGGACAATACTTTAGATTTCTCAGTTACCAATATTACTGGTAATGCAGCAACAGCAACTGCTCTTCAAAATGCAAGGACAATTGGTGGAGTTAGCTTTGACGGAACTGCAAACATAACGCTCCCAGGTGTTAACGCTACTGGTAATCAAGATACGTCAGGAAATGCAGCCACCGCAACGACTCTTGAGACTGCAAGAACAATTGGAGGTGTGTCGTTTAACGGTTCAGCTAACATTGATTTGCCTGGTGTTAATGCTGCTGGCAACCAAAATACAACTGGTAATGCTGCTACAGCTACTGCGCTCCAGAATGCAAGAACAATCGGTGGAACGAGCTTTGATGGAACGGCAAATATTACCCCAGCAAATGCCACGACTGCTGTTAATGTAACAGGAACTATAGGGTCATCTGCAACAGGTACAACTCAAAGTGCAGGAGATAATTCAACTAAAATAGCCACTACAGCCTTTGTTGAGACTGCAATCTCGAACTTAATTGATTCAAGTCCTGGCGCACTAAATACATTAAATGAGTTAGCTGCTGCGATTGGAGATGATGCTAATTTTTCTACTACGATAACAAATAGTATTGCCACTAAATTAAGTCTTTCAGGTGGCACCATGACAGGTGCTATCAATTTAAACAGTAATAATATTACGAATGGTGGAACAATCGCAGGAACATTTAGTGGTTCTGGAGCTGCACTTACAGCGTTAAATGCAAGCAATGTATCTTCTGGAACGATTGCAGCAGCGAGATTAGGAAGTGGAACAACTTCAAGTTCCACTTACTTAAGAGGTGACAATACTTGGGGAACTATTTCTCAATATTCAACTCCTTTAACAACTAGAGGAGACATTTTATTTAGAGATGCTTCTGGAGATCAAAGGTTACCTGCTGGTACAAGTGGATATTTTTTAAAGACACAAGGTTCAGGGACTGATCCTATATGGGCTGCTGTTCCTGCTGGGATCACGATTAATAACAATGCAGATAATAGAGTTATCACTGGATCGGGTACAGCAAACACATTAGAAGGAGAAGCTTCATTAACATTTGACGGAACGACAGTAACGAGTCCTGCGATTAGTGCATCAAATGGAATAATTGAAACAGCAGCAACCGTAGCTTCCAACCATACGATCAGTACCAATTACAATGCGTTAAGTGCAGGGCCAGTTACAGTATCAGCAACGGTCACAATTCCGTCAGGTTCTGTGTGGACTATTGTTTAACAGAGGTTAAAATCTAATCATGGCTACCACGATTACAGCTAACGGTATTAACTTCCCAGATGGAAGTGCCTCTGCACCGAGTATTGGAGGAACAGATACAAATACAGGACTATTTACAGGGTCAGATCTTGTTGGTTTTGCGACTGGTGGAGTAGAGCGTATAAAGATAGATGCTCAAGGTGATATTTTTATTGGAACCACTAGCGATATAGCACCTGCAAATGGTACAAACTTATGTGTTTCTGATGGCACAATATCAAGATTAATCTTAGAAAAACAATCGACAATAAAATTTGGTCTTAATGTTAGTAATGGTTTTTCAATTTACGATGAAACTAATGATGCACAAAGATTTGGCATCGACTCAAATGGTAATGTTTCCATAGGGAACAATCCCACTACTCATGCAGATTATATTTTACATATTGAAGATTCAGGTGAAACTAATATCAAGGTTGAGGGTAGTACAAGCACATTAGGAGCAAGAATATCATTACAAAATAACGATACAACTGCAAATGCGTATAGTCAGTATTCTTTTAATGATGCAGGTGGACAATCTACATCTGCAATACAAGGAATTAATACTGATCAAACAAATAATTATGGAGAGATAGCATTCCTTACAAGAAATGCTCAAGGTACACCGCCGACTGAAAGAGTTCGTATAGACAAAGATGGACACGTAGGTATTGGTAGATCCTCTGGATTACAACTTTTAGATGTTAAAGGTGGAAATGATGATGCTATTAAACTTTCAGCTTCAGCTTATGGTGGTGGTCATTTACGAATTACAGGAGCAGATACAAATATAAGTGGTACTGCTGGCCCATATGTTCATACTATAAGATTTAAAACTAAAACACAAAATAGTAATAATGGTAATGGTGCAGAAAGAGATGCTTTAATCCTTCATCAGGAAGCCTGGAGTGGTCTTCATGTTGCTTCGTTTCCAAATTGCAGCGTAGGTATAGGGACAGACAATCCTTCGTTCGCATCAATAAGTGGCAACAGTGAAAAAGGATTGGAAATTCATAATGTTGGTAATGACACGGCAGCATGTTTAAAATTAACTGGAAATAATAATTCTGGGGGAAGTCCTGGTCAAGAAACTTATACGCAATTAGAACATCGTGGTGCTAATTTAACTTTTAATATTAATCATAATGGAACTGAAAGATTAAAAATAGATTATCAAGGTAATATTTACGCATCTGACGGAAACCTAGTCGTAGCAAATGGTCACGGTATTGACTTTAGTGCTACTGGCGATGGCCCAAGTGTTGAAAATGAGCTTTTAGACGACTTTGAAAAAGGAACTTTTACTCCAACTTTCTTTAGGGGTAGTGGAACTGATCAACCTTCTTACTCATGGAGATATGGTGCTTATACAAGAATAGGTGACTTCGTACATGTTTCAGCTTCTATAGGATTAACTGGTGAAACAGCTACTTATTCTGAATGTTGGTTCGGTGGATTTCCTTTCTCATTTAATTTACCCTCTGGTCATTTTTACTATGTTCCAATGCACGGTTATAGTTGGCAAAGTGGTTACGGTGACAGTGGATCAGATACGCAGTTCTTTTTAGAATTAAATTCTCATTATAGCAGTACAAAAGGTTCAATTCGTACAGGATCTGGGAAAAGTGCGACTGCGGGAACCCATATTGGTTCAGGTCAACGGTTTACTGTTGAGTTCTCTTACCGTGCCGTTTAAACCTAGACCTCCCCTTATGTCTCTAAACTAAGAAACTCGCAACCGAACCCATGAGCAGATTAAAAACCGATGCTATCAGGAATGTCAACGCTTCTGTTGATGGTATTACTTTAGATACTTCTGGTAATGTTGCGATTCCTAATGAACTGCAATTAGCAGACAAAATTGTTCATACAGGGGATACAAATACTGCAATCAGATTTCCTTCGGCTGATGTAATTACAGCAGAAACTTCAGGTACAGAAAGAATACGTGTTACATCGGGTGGATTAGTACTTTTAGGAAGTAGTACGAGTGATTTGAGTGGGAACCATAGCTTTATTTCTATAGGTTCAAGACACGCCCTTCAGTATGGAGCCAGTGCTGGAACTTATTTAAGTTTCATTATGGGTTCTGCTAATGGGAATGTAACTTTAGAAACATCTGCTAGGTCAGGTAATTATCCTCCTCTTCTTTTCAAAGTAGGTGGTTCAGAAAGACTTCGGATCGACTCTGGTGGAAGAATATTAATTGGTAGTACACAAGTTCTCGATACAACTGCTGGAACTATTCATATTGATGGTGGAGGATCTGGAGGTAGAATTGCATTAAGGGGAACATCTACAAGTGCTGGTGCTGGTATAGGAGAAATATTTGCTTTCTGGAATACTAATAAAGTTGCTGGAATTATTGCACTTGCTGGGCATGATGCAAACAATAAAGATAATGGACATCTTACATTTTATACAAGACCAGATCTTGCTACTGGAGTTCAAGAAAGAGTTCGCATAGATTCGAGTGGAAGGGTACTTATAGGAACCACTACGGAAGGTCATGTTCAAGGTAATGATTTAACACTTGCAAATACTGGACATTGTGGAATATCAATCAGGAGTGGAACAAGTAGTTATGGAAACATTTTCTTCTCTGATGGAACTTCTGGAAATGATGAAATAAGAGGATCTATTCAATATGATCATGCGAACAATAAATTCTATTTTGCTACTAATACAACAACAGCCCTAGTAATAGATAGCTCACAAAATGTTGGTATTGGTACAAATTCTCCTACAAATGGTTTCCTTGAAGTTAAAAACACTAGCTACAACGGTGGGTCTACTGGATTCTTAACTCTTGAAGGTGGTGGTGAAAGTGGAGTCATGTTTAAGACTTCTAGTTATGGAAACGATCAACACAAAATTGGAACAAATAATCATGGACACATGTTCTTTAGAGTTGCTGCTGGAACGAGAGCATCACTTACTTCTAATGGTTTATGTTTTAATTCTGATACAGCAGCCGCAAATGCGTTAAGCGACTATGAAGAAGGCGATTTTACATTACATTTTGCTGTTGAAGGTTATAGCAATGCGTCAATGTCTGGACGTTATGGCTTCTACCGCAAAATTGGCGACATAGTTCATGTTTGGGGAGGAGGAACAGTTGCTAACACTTATGGAAGTGCAGCTTCTAACCGAGCGTTTGAATTTAAAAATCTACCCTTTACTCCTAAAGATGCTAGTGGTGCTTCTAACCCTGGGTATGTGACTGGTGTATTTAATTATTCTGGTCTTAGTTCTACAGGAATTAGTAACATGAGTGGAACAGCACCTTATTCCTTTAGACCAAGACTTTTTAATGGAAATACTCATGGCAGGATTGAAGCTTACAGATCAGATAGCGATCTAGGTAGTGTTAATGCTTCTCTAGCTTTCCCAGCTAACACAGCAGTTGGCTTATATCTTTGTTATTCCATTTAGTTTTAGACCTTCGCTTATGTCTCTAAACTAAGCACCATCAAACCTGTTTCGTCTGGAGGACGTTCCTAAAATGGCATTAGCTGAATCAATTGAATACGACAAAATTGAAGTCGTTAATGCACAGTTCAAACATGTGCAAGTGAGAAAAGCAACGGTGATAAAAAAGGATGGTGTTGAACTCACCAGATCTTTTGAACGCTTTGTTTTAGAGCCTGGTACGTTAGACGCATCCGATAATTTCGTAGATAATCCTTTAGATAAAGAGCCAGATGGGGTAACTGCTATTGCAGATGAAGTAAAATCTGTTTGTAATGCTGTTTGGACTACTGCGGTCAAAGATGCGTGGAAGGCTAAACTTATTGCAGATAAACCTTC